TTAGTTAGACTGAGGAAAGTACTCATTATTATAACCTTTTAGCAGGTGTAAAGTATAATCTAGCAGAAAGTGTAGCATCAAAGTTCTGTGAAGAAGTGTGTCTAAACACTAAGACTTTATCACCTGCATGTAAGAACAAAGGTCCACCACCAATAAACTGTGTGTGATTATGACCTGCTATAGCTTCTTCACCTACAAGAAAATGATAAGTATTATTATCTGCGTGGTATACTTGAATACCAATATTAGATGTGGAGTTATCTTCGTTTGCTACCATAAGAAAAACTATTTCTGCTTCATGGCTTGCAGGGCAGGTAAATAAAAGTGTAGCATTATTAGGATTACTAGTGGTACTAGCAGAGTTACCTGTAACTGCAGCAAATGCACTATCTGTCCTAAAGTTAATACCAGCCATTATTTAACTCCTAGATAGTCTAAAGGGGCCACTCGAAAGCAGCCCCTAAAGTTAAAGTATTTATGCGAGCAGATCACGATCTACTTCAGCGGCTGCTCCTGTAGCACCCATTGGGGCATATACTACAAAGAACTTAAACGAACCTGCTGATGGAGCATTTGAACCTGCAAGTAATGCAGTAATAGTCGTATCAGCAGCTGTGACATTAGTAATGCCGTTTACTGTGGTAGTAGTGGCACCAAGTGTTTTAGCGCCATTAATATCAGCAGTACCAAGCAGATCAACGTCACCGCCTGTTACACCGTAACTTACTGCATTAGCACCACCAACAGTAGCTGCTGCAGTACACTCAGAACCAGCAGCCAGAACTACGCAGTTGCGTGGTACTGTGCCAATATCGTGAGTTGAGCTAGTGGTCAAGCTACCGTGAGCAATCACGGCTGTCTCGATACGAACTGGAGATTGTAAAGCCATTTTCAGTTCCCCCTTAAGCTGCGTTATATTTGGCAGTTACAAGACCTTCAGGACGAAGAATCTTCCTACCATACAGATGCATACCACGAACAATGTCAGCGAAGCTGTCAGGGTCACGATACGTTTCAGTCTTGTTGATTTGCTCAGCAGTTGCTACAGCAGAATCATGACCAGCAACTAGTACACCATAGTTAGTGTTCTGGTTAGCTGTACCTGTTGTACCTGCTCCTGTACCCACTTTAGGTAGGTTTGAAGACGTGTACACACGGAAGCCATGAAAGTTGTTCAAGACCAAGCCATTGCGAAGACCACCTGATTCACCGTAGTCAGAATTCATGAGGCGACTATCTTCGTCACGCAAGATTTCCATGAATACCGGGTCAACAACCAGCCAGCGCCCTTGAGTATCAACTTGTTGTTGATCCAACAAACGTGCCATACGAGCTACAACCATTGCTGGTGAAGCTGTTGCAGTTGGTAGTGCAGTAGCACCTGGCAAACGTGCTGCTAGTGGGATCGAATGATCTCCAGCAGAAGCAGTAGTGATGTTACCAAAGTCACTCTTTTTCAGTTTCATGCTTGAAAGCAATTCATCTGAACCTGCAGTAGTTACAGCTTTAGAACCATTTACTTGGTCATTAACTGTATCTGCTTGTGCGTGTAAAGCTGACTGCTTGAATCCTGACAAGTAGCCAAGAACTTCTTGGTCATACTGATCAGCCAAACGATAGGCTGCACGATCTGTTGCAAGCTGCATGAAATTGACGTGGGAGTGCGCTTCTTCGATGTCGTCCATCTTGAACGCAAAATAGTTAGCTTTATCAACGACTAACGAGAAATCCTCATCGTCTAAGTCTTGTGCTGAAACCTGTGTTCCACGAGCGTAGCTGCTCACAGAAATTTCAGGCTCTTTAATAATTTTGACTGTATCACCTTGTGCAGCGATCTCACCAAAATAATCAGAGTTCGTAATATCTCCACATACGGTAGATTTACGGAAAGCAAGTTGTACCTGCTTTGAGTAGATTACTGGGCTAAAATTGCCGTTTGGCAAATTCCCGTAACCACCTGCTGTTGTAAAAGCCATGTTAATATCCTCCATAGATGTTTGGCTTATGATTAAGTAAGCATAAACACTGTGTAAGAGGCTGCTCTTTCTAGGGTGCGATTTGTTCCTCAGTTGGCCTACGTTGGAACTATCGGGCCTGTACTTGATCAGGTAAGTCTTATCTTAGTAGTTTTGGCTCAGTTGTAGTAGAAATACAAAGGTAGCTAATTTAATAGGGCTTTATATTTCTTTAGTTAACATACATAGTTATATCACATATCTATGCATTGTCAATAGCTTTTTAACGTGCACCCCCAGAAATATCATAAATAAATTTACCACTACGGATAGCTTCCATGATAGCATCTGAGTTTGCTTCGTATTCATGCGTAGACATCTTCTGCACTTGTGACTCACGAATATGTCCTGCTGGGTTATCATTATCTGGTTTAGTTGTACGCTTAGTTACAACTGCAGAGGCTGCATCTTTAGTCTTACGCCGCTTACCTTTAACGTCCATTCCGTTATCAACCTTATATAGATCAATAACTCGTATAACTGATTTAGGGTCATCTTGGTTCTCGTATAGAGCGTCCTGTACCCACTTAGGTTGTTCACCAGCCCAGTCATGAAATGCATCACTACCACGCAGATCATCAAAGTCTGTGTGCATAGTGCGGATCTCATTCTCAGCTTTAAGGCGATGGGCATCAGCGTTCATCTTATCAATCTGCTGTAGGCGCTCATCAGCGTGGCTGAACTTCTCTTGAGCTTTCTTCTCAGCGATTGTTTCTACAATGCCAGCGATCTCAGGATACTTCTTAGCCCACGCATCAATGCTCTCATCACTCGTAGGTGGACGCACAGTACCGTTCTCTTGCGCTTTACCTAGCTGTTCTTTGATAGCCTTTAACTCTTCAGCTTGCTTGTTAAGGTGATTACGTAAGTCGCTGTAGCGTTTCTTATAAGTACGCTCCTCACCACTTAAGTCTTCTTCTTGTGCTTCAGCTTCAGAGTTGGCTTCTTTTTGTTGGGAACTACCCTCTGCTTGTACTTGGGTTGTCGCAGATCCCTCGCCATTGGATTCCTGTTGCCCATCTGGTCCTGCTTCCATCAAAGCTTTTAATTCAGCTTCATCTCGCTCTATTCGTTTCTTGTTAGCCCGTGATCCACCTTTAGGCTGTACAAATCCTGCATTCTTAGGTGTCTCCACCGCTGTTAGTTCTGGCATAGTTTTAGTCCTTTTATGTTGGGGCCAGCATTACTGCCGGGTAGCCTTATAGTTATTATACAGTTTCACCGTTCTCACGAATAAACTTAGTATCTCCACCTACTATATCAAATAGTTTCATCCAGAAGTTTTTAACTGGTGTAAATACAACACCCACTTTCTTTTCATTATAATGGTATTTACCATAAGATACAAGAGGGTCTGCAAATGTTTTTGTAATAACCCACTTAAATGTAGGAGACTTTCTCATTAGAGGTACAAATACTTCTGCAACTTTGTAGTAGCCTCTGCGATTACGATCTGTCATATACTCATCCCGATATTTACGTACTACCTTATCCATAGTACCATTACCATAACGAGCTTCTAACATAATAAAGCAACATTCATCACTGGGTTCTGAAGAGTCGCTACCACTATCATCATTATCAGTATTAGCTGCCATTCTTTGTGTAGCTTGTTCTTCTGCAGTAGGCATTCTATATTGTTTTTGCCCCTCAGAATTTACTCTACCTGTGTCAATTAAACTATAGCCTTTAGGGTCTTTCATATAGCCTGGATCAGTAGGTCTAGATTTAGGTCTAGGTGATGATGTAGGCGCAGCGCTTCCTGTTCTAGTTGCTGTACCTGTTTTCTCTAGCGTTTCTTTAAACCTTTTATCTTCTGCTTCTTTAGCTTTCTTATCTGCTGCTGCTTTAGCCGCTTCTGCTGCTTTAGCTGCCTTAGCTGCTGCTGCCTGTTTATCCTTAAGTTCCTGCTCTAGCCGTATAGCCTCTGCTAAATCTGCAGCCTCTTTTAGTTTCCTTGCAGCTTCTTCCGCTTCACGTCTAGCTTTTTCTGCTTCTATAGCTGCAACTCTAGCATTCTCATCCTCAACAGTTTTTGTAATAGCGGCAGTTTTTTCTAAGATACCACTAGAAGTTTTTTCTCTAGAACTAGACGGTAGTAAAGCATCTACATCTAAGCTACCATCATCTTTTTGATAGAAGGCTTGTTCGTATATAGGTACACCTACACTTTGACCTCTATCATCTCCAATACCTGTAAGTTTAGAAATTAAAGAAGGATCTCTATCACTAACACTATTAGCTTCAAACTGTGCTTTAAATAGAATATTCATATCGTCGTTTGTCAGGTCTGAATCTTGTGATGTTTTTCCTGATTTAAGAATATTATTTATGTTAGTATTAACATTAGCAGCCTGTTTTTCTTTTGCTTTTCTAGCTAATAAAGGCAGAGCGGCTGCTCCTGCTGGACCACCAATTACAGAACCTACTAAAGTAAGAATACTATTTTCTATAAAGCCACCTGATTTAGTATTACCTGTTTTCATAGACTCAGCATAATCATTGTAATCATCCATAGTCCAGTCTTCTACTTTAGTCTTAGTCCAGTTAGGTGCTTTTTCTCTAGCAGTTTCTGCTGTTATAGAAGTATCATCACCGTCATCTCTAGTTTGCTCTTCTGCAACCTGTTCCTGTTCTTCTACAGCAGTAGCACCCTTCTCACGAAAGCCTTCAGGTATACGGCTAAGAGGCTTGCCATTAAAGAAGTATATACGTATCTCTTGTTCTGTTTCAGGGTTAATAAAAATCTTAAACTCAAAGCCACCAAAGGTAGCACCCGTACCACCGTACTGACCATAGCCGCCACCAACAGGAGGTGGTACGTCTACGTCTTCACCNGGAATAGCTCCACCCTCATCATAGCCCTCTTTAAGGGCTTCTGTATCAGCCTCACTCTTAGGTGGCATAGGCTCTTCACCTGCCTTAATGCGATCCCAGCCTTGCTCTGNTGCACCTAGTAGNTCATTAAAGAAGTCCTCTCCAAAATAACGCAGTGTGTATGCAGGGATAACAAACTCATTAGGACTTACGTTAACTGTAATATCATCACGTACCTCAGAAGGTAAAGCACCTACAGGAGCAGTGTTACCACTTACAGGGTCTACTTGCTCTTCAAGCAGCATGTCGTTCATTTCTTTATCTGTTTGGTCCATTCACTTCATCCCTTAAATAAGCTAACTTACGCAATGCTGCAATCTCACCTTGAGTACGATAAACGCCTTCAATAGTACTCTCTTGTTCTAACCTGCGCTGGGCAGAGCTTATCTTGACATCTAGTACCTCTACGAAAGAATCCCATAGAGGCTTATCGTTCACAAACTTCTTAATGCTCATGTACCAGTGAACCCTTGCTCACCCGGCACTGGTGCTGTACCTGTACCAATGTTACCACCACCTGCACCTGTAGTATCGCTGACAGCTACTCCAGCTTGCTCAGGAGCGGCTCCCG